CTGGATTAGGTGATGAAAATCCCAATGATCTAGAAAAATATACTGGAGATTTTGTATTCAATCCTACCAAAGATACCACTCAAATTAAAATTGATACTCCAACAGAAGTATTAGAAGTAGGTACTGGATTCGTAATTATTCGCCGTGAAGTCTTTGAAAAATTCAGAGAAGAATATCCACAATTTTCCTACAAACCAGATCATAATCGATCAGAACATTTTGATGGTAAGCGATACATTCATGCCTTCTTTGATACAGTGATTGATAATGAATTATATGCAGGAAAAGGTGCAAGTGGTTCAGATCGTTATTTGTCTGAGGATTATATGTTTTGTCAGTGGGCAAGAAAAATCGGATTTTCGGTTTGGTTGTGTCCTTGGATGGAAGTAAATCACGTGGGAACTCATGTCTTTAACGGGACATTAAAAGATCTAGGAAAATTAGATTTTGCTTCTCATGGGGCAGATCAAACAACAAGACCACAAAAAGCGTCTAGAAAAGAACGTAATAAAAATATAGAAAAAAAAGTAAACCTTACAATACCAGAAAAATAATATGATCACAATTAAACTCCGCCCAGGACAAGATCCGAATAGGGCATTTCAAAAACTTAAGAATACTCTCATTAATGAGGGACTATTTTTAGAGTTGAAGAAAAGGAAATATTTTGTTGATGCATCTACAAAAAGACGCCTTAAGAGCGAAGATGCTTCCAAACAAAGAGCCAAGGACCTCCATAAGGCAGCTGAAAATGCTGAACAAGAATGGAGGTGTTAAAATACAAATGAAAAAATAAGACTTGACAAATCAACTATACGTGGTATAATGAAGCTATACATTTAATAAATCAACATACAAGGACATAATGAAACTAACAGCGGAAACGATTAATATACTTAAAAATTACGCAGCAATAAATCAAAATATACAATTTAAACAGGGGAAAATTTTATCAACGATTTCCCCTCAGAAAAATATTCTAACCAAAGCGGAAATTAGTGAAGAAATTCCATCTACTTTTGCCATCTATGATCTTAATAGATTATTGGGAGCACTTAGTCTTTTTCATGATGCCGATATAAATGTTGGTGACACGAAATTAGAAATTAGGGGTTCAGGTGAATTAGATTATGTTTATGGCGATCCCGCTATGTTAGTCTTACCACCAGAAAAAACTCTCGACTTTCCAGTTCCGGAAATCAGTTTTAAAATGACAAAAGAAGATTATGATGAAGTTCTGAAAGCCGCACAAGTGTTGGCATTACCTGAATTGATTGTAACAAGTACTGATGGTAAAATCTATTTAACAGCAGTCGATTCAAGTAATAATTCTTCTGACCAATTTCGAAAAGATGTTGGTACTACAGATAAAGAATTTAAAATGGTTTTCAAAATTGAGAACATGAAACTTTTGAGTGGTGGATATCAGGTTGAGATTTCTTCTAAAGGTATTGCACATTTTATTCATGATACTTCCAAATTAGAATATTGGATTGCTACTGAACAAAACTCTAGCTATACTGGTTAATAATGGAAACATATTTATGGGTAGAGAAATTTCGTCCAAAGAAAGTATCGGATTGTATCCTATCAAAAAATATTAAAGATGCTTGTCAAGGTTTTGTTGATGATGGGCGTATTCCTAATCTACTTTTATCAGGTGGGCCTGGTGTAGGTAAAACTACTGTTGCACGTGCTATGTGTGATGAAATTGGAGTTGATTATTTAATGATCAATGGTTCCAATGAAGGTAGAAATATAGATACTGTTAGAACTACTTTACAACAATATTGTAGTTCCGTTTCCATGCAAGGTGGGAGAAAAGTTGTTATAGTCGATGAAGCAGATTACATGAATGCTGATTCGGTTCAACCTGCACTAAGAGGTTTCATTGAAAAATTTAGCGCCAATGTTAGTTTTATTTTTACTTGTAACTTTCGTAATCGGATCATTGCTCCTATCCATTCACGTTGCTCTGTTATAGAATTTTCAACTCCGAATAAAGATAAACCCAAACTTGCTCAAGAATGTTTAGTTGAGATAAAGAGAATATTAGAATCATTAGAAATTAAATCTGATGACAGGGTTCTTGTTGAATTGATTATGAAACATTTTCCTGATATGCGAAGAGTTCTAAATGAACTTCAGCGATATTCAACGGGTGGAGTTATTGATGCTGGAATTCTTGCTCAAATCGGAGAAATTAATTTAAATGCCTTAATGAAGGCATTACAAGCTAAACATTTCTCAGAAGTCCGTAATTGGGTAACTCAAAATGTCGATAATGATCCCACATCAATCTTTCGAAAAATTTATGATGGCATAAGTAATCATTTGAAAGATACTTCAATCCCATCTGCTATCCTTATTATAGCAGATTATCAGTACAAGTCTGCGTTTGTTGCAGACCAAGAAATTAACCTAGTCGCCTGTCTCACAGAGATGATGGTAGATTGTGAGTTTAAATAAATGATAGATTATTTAAAATTAACTAAAGAAGAAACTTTCAATATAGTTGATAAGTTTAATGATCATTATTCTGCTTTTAGTGACATTGAGGCATATTATCGTTATAAGAAGAAAAAACGATTAGAAAATCTACCCACTTCTCTTTCTCTTTTTGGTGTGGGTCCTGAGGATGATTTATTTAATTCTCCTGATCTTGCTCCAGAAGATATGGAGTTTGAAGTAGTTACTACTACAGATAAGCCTGAACAAGGTAAGATTTTGGGAAAAGATTATACTCATCTTTTAGAAATCACGGCTTCATTTAATGTTGAGGCTAATCCTGGGAGATCGATACGATTTTGTATTAGAGAAAAAAATACAGGTAAATATGTTGGTTTTATTAAATTAGGTTCTCCTGTATTAAACATCCGCCCAAGAAACGATTATTTTGGAGTTAAGAAAACTCCACTAGATCTTGCTAATAAACATTTTGTGAACGGTTTTAATATTGTTCCCGCTCAGCCATTTGGGTATAATTGTTTGGGTGGAAAATTGTTAGCATTATATTGTTGTAGCCACGAACTTAGAGCGGTTATCAATAAGAAGTACGAGAAAATGGAAGCATTGTTTTTTGAAACTACTTCTCTATATGGATCAATTAAAAATGTAAGTCAGTATGATGGACTGAAACCTTTTATACATCATAAGGGTAATACCATGAGTGCAATGCTCTTAAATCTTTCAGATGAATTATATAAAGAAACAAGAGATTTTCTTGCTGCGAAAAATGGGGGACCCCTTTATACAACAGATCAAGAAATTCCTACAAGCGTTAAGATGAGAACACAAGATAAAATCTATTCCATCTTAAAACATAATCTGAAGGCATATGACCTTACAAAGCACGCTGAGTTCTTACAACTGATTAAAGAAAAAATGGCAATCACTACCCAGAAACGTTACTATATTTCTGATTATGGATTTGCAAATACTAAAGATTATATATTTGGTAAAACAGATAAACTAATTAAAAAACCCAATTATGACAACTACTCTTTTGACAATTTGACCAAATGGTGGAAAAAGAAGGCACAAAAAAGATGGGAAAAACTTAGATCAGATGGTAGAATACGGCCAAATTTGGAATTTTGGAATGCAGATAACATTGATACCTTGGATATTATTAGATGAGCTTAGAAAATTTTTACGGGGAGTTTAAAACTCCACAAAAAACTCTAAGAATATTAGTTTATCCTAATATTACATATGCTAAAGATTTAGAAAAAGATAGTTATATTCAAGTAATATATTCCATGATTACTGAATTGAACAAGATCCGAGATGATCTATTTTTCTATTTGGTGATGCCAAAGCATATGGTAATGTTTAAGGAATTTTCTAATGTATATCAATTTATAATACATCTTCCAAGTTATCCCCAAAATATGAGGATGCACTTTGATGTAAAGGATTGGAATCTTATTAGACATAGAAAATGGGATTTTGATTTAATATTTTCACATTTGCCTGAACATACACTCAATATTAAAAATGTATTATACAATACTAGTTCACACAATCCACCAGTTGTAGGTTATTGTCATTGGTTTGATATTAAAGATGTAGTAGTTTCTACGATGCACGCCTTTACCTACAATTTAATGGGGTTGTTGGAAATGAAAAGGTGTTATCTGAACACACAAGCACAAAAAGATTTAGTATTAGAAGAAGCGGGAAAAATTCTGAGTATTTGGAATTGTAAAAAATTAGATAAAATTTTGGAAGTACAACATCCAGGAATTAGAGAAGTCGATATTATAGAAATTGAAGATATACAGCCTTATGAAAAAATAATAGTTTTTAATCATAGACCAGCAACATACAAAGATTTCGATAATTTTATGAAAACTATGGATTTGTTGTGGGAGCAGAGACAAGATTTTAAGGTTTGGATACCACTTTTAGAAGTTTCTAATCGCCCCTATGTATATGTAACTGAATATGATAAAGAGGGATACTACAAAGAACTTCAAAGATGTTGTGTAGGATATTCACCAAAACAATCGTATGGTGGGTGGTCTGTTGCTTCCACAGACGGTATTATGAAGGGCGTTCCTTACATTATGTATGATGCTTTATACTACAAAGAATTGAATCCCAAAGCAAATTTTTTCGAGGATAATGATGAGGCAATTCAGTTACTCAATGAATATTTGGATAATGAGTCTCATAGAAATAGTATGGCGAAGGATGGTCTAATTCACCTTAAAAAACATCTAATATATACTATAGAGATGCAGAAAATGCTTACTTATTTTGATGACATAATTTCTGAAGAAAAGGGTATAACAGATAGATCCAATCGATTTACGGAAATGGTAGAACGTGTAAAAACAGAGAAAATCATTTCCAAATATAAATTAACTGAATGGATGAGTAATGATAGACCTTACGGTATGGCACTGAATCCGTATAGACGTGCTTTGATGAACCATCCAAATATTAGTGACAGTGATGGCTCAGAACCACATTATATGTGGAATTCTAAAATGGGGTTGAAGTGAGGTAACGTGCTGAATGTCTTTTTTAAGCCTGAAGCAGACCATTTATATGGGCATCACCTCTCAACCCCTCTTGACAAATAGAAAATATATGATATACTAAATATATGCGAGCTTCGTATAGTGGTAATATTTCAGGATTCCATCTTGAAGACGGAGGTTCGATTCCTCCAGTTCGCTCCACTTGAATATAAAGACTACATTATGGGACCATTTGATTATATTAAAGCTATTAACGAATCAAAAGATATCATGAAAAATGATCCTCTTACGGAAAAGGATTATATACCTTTTCTTGTAAATAGAGGTCTTTCTTTTTTTCAAGATACTGTTATTCAAGTCAATGAAATGAATAGATGCCATTTCCTTGATAAAAAACTCCAATTTGACTTTTTACTAAATAATGTCAGACCACGTTCTAGGTGGTCTAAATGGTTAAAACCTGAGAAAATAGAAAATTTAGAAATAGTTAAAACATATTTTGGTTTTGGTAATGAAAAAGCAAAGAATGCTTTAGAATTACTATCCGATGAAGATGTCGAAGAAATCAAGAGTAAATTCATGGAAGGCGGAGTGGAATGATTAGCATTGAAGATATGATAGAATGTACATTAGCAGAACCTGAAGATTTTTTAAAGATTAGAGAAACACTAACAAGAATTGGTGTAGCATCTAGAAAAGAGAGAATAATATATCAATCTTGTCATATATTACATAAACAGGCACGATATTATATTGTCCATTTTAAAGAATTATTTGCATTGGATGGAAAACCAACCAATTTTTTAGAAAATGATCAAGCGAGAAGAAATACCATAGCTAACCTATTAGCTGAATGGGGATTAATAAAATTAGTATCTCCTGAAAAATCATCTACGTTAACCGTTCCATTAAATCAATTAAAGATTTTATCTTTTAAAGAAAAAGAGGAATGGGTATTAACAGCAAAATATAATATTGGAAATAAAAGAGTAGATTATGAGCAAAGCGACGAGCAAAATTCAAACACCAAATCAGAGTAAGAATACTACATTGTCAAAATCACCAATGACAAAAGAATCATTAAAGTTTTTTAAATTAAATGAGTCTGTAGAACTTCCAATATTTGCAACAGATCATGCAGCATGTTTTGATATACATGCAAATATAATTGAGGGAGAAGACATACAATATTGTAGTGCAGGACATTCTAAACAATTACCTAAACGAATATCATTTGATATAAATAAAAGAAAAGCTTATATTCAGTTAATGAGTAGTGAAAGAATGTTAATTCCAACTGGACTTATCGCAGATATACCTGTGGGTTTTTCAGTTAGGTTACACCCAAGATCAGGACTGGCATTTAAACAGGGAGTTTATCTCACAAATTGCGAAGGTGTGATTGACAGCGATTATGTTGATCCAATTTTCGTAATGGTAACAAGTATCAGTAATGTACCAGTGCGGATTTATAGCGGAGATAGAATATGTCAAGGAGAACTGGTTCGATGTGAAAAATATACATTGGATGAGACTGATGAAGCCCCTTCTCAAAAAACAAATAGAGATGGTGGTTTTGGTTCAACAGGTGTGTGATTAATACACATCATATTTTAACTTAAACAGGAGCATATATGTTAGAAAAAGCAACAGGCTGGATTCGTAGTCTTACAGAAGCAGGACTTGCGTTGATCGCATTAGGTGTGGTTCTTCAAATTCTTTTTGGAGCAGCTGTTCCCTTCCTTGGCATTGATGTCATTGGATCAGTAACTGATGTAGTTAAATCACTCGGGAGCGAAGGCCTAGTTGGTTTAGTCGCTGTATGGGTACTTTGGGGAATTTATACCAAGAAGTAGGTACTTGACAATTCCAAAAAGTATGATATACTGGAAGAGTAAGTGAAATTTATATTATGGAAATACAACTGAAAGGGGACCTGATCTCTTAACTGAGTGGATAGTCCCCTTTCTTTTATTATGAAACAAAATAATTGGTTAATTGAAACAAACGAAATGGAAACAAAATTTAAATTAGTTGTAAAAGAATCTGGCACTTATACAGCAGATTCTTTTTCTGAATTAATTTGGATTGTTTTAAAGCATCGCTGTCAGCATTTCTTAAAAGGAGATGGCTTCATCGATTGATAGAGGTTGTCCATAGTGGAAACCTCGACAAGATCACCCGCTCAGCGTATGAGGGGTGAATTTCAAATAATTCGCTTATATAAGGAGGAATTATGGTACTACGCGCATCACATGTCCCTGCAAATTTTGGGGATTTCGAAAGGGCTCTAGGATTTTCAATAGGGTTCGATTCAATGTTTGACCGTTTGCTTGGAGATTCTACGCAACACGTTACAAACAATCAAGGATATCCCCCCTACAACATCCGAAAAACTGGAGAAGAATTCTTTTTCATTGAAATGGCGATTGCTGGTTTTAATGAGGATGATTTGGAAGTAGAATTGAAAGAACAAACCCTTACAATTCGTACTAAAATCAATTCCGGTGTAGAGATGGCTACAGAAATACTTTCAGACTCATCTTATGTTCATAAGGGAATTGCCTGTAGAGCATTTGAAAGAAAATTTACTCTTTCTGATGACATTGTTGTAAAGGGTTGTAACCTTACTAACGGAATGTTAACCGTTGAACTTGAGAAACAAATTCCAGAGGAGAAACGAGCACGTTTAATTCCTATTGGAGCCGCAACTAAAAAATTGACAGCGGCTGAACTCAATCGCATAGGAGAAGAGAAGTGGACAAAAGTCCCTCGTCTTGCTCCTCAAGACAAGCCAGGAATTCGTTCTAAATAACTTGTCTTGTGTTTGTGGTGTGCCCACCAGTATACTTGTAATACTGGTGGGCTCTTTTGTATACTAAATATTACAGAAACAACCCCATATCATTAGGAGAAAAAATGTGTAATAACGAAGAATGTAAATGTGTTAATTGTACCTGTGAACCATGTGAGTGTTCAGAGGAAACTCCATGTGGATGTGATTTATAGAGAAAAAGGAATATTATGTTACCTTTATTATTATTCAATGTTATTTCTGGTCTTGTTATAGACAAGGCTACAGACTTAGCAACAGAACACGTTGAAAGTATGATAGATGATCTACTTCCAAAAGAAGCACAAAAAGAATTAGACAAAGCTATAAAAGAAGACCCCGCACATGAATTCAAAAATGCCAAAGAGGCATTGATGGCCGCAGTTGAGGGTAAGTTACCTATCGTCAAAGCAGACGGAACACTCAAACGAATCGAAAAAACATTTACAGTTATATTCGATCCTACTACTGGCTCAGTTGAAATAAAATAAACTTAGGAGAATATTATGGCAGTCAAGATACCAACTTATAACGGACACCTGACAAAAAACTTTGGGTATCAAGAAATGATAAAAAGTTCCACCGCTGACCGTTTGGGTATATCAAACGATGCAACAAGAGAACACGTTATCAATTTAACAAATCTCTGTAATTTTATCTTACAACCAATAAGAGAAGAATTTGGAGTTATCCGTATCAACAGTGGGTATCGTTCTCCTGCACTGAACAAGGCTGTAGGCGGATCAAAGACAAGTCAACATTGTAATGGTCAAGCAGCAGACTTTGAATCAACACGAATTTCAAATCCAAACCTCGCAAAATGGATTGAAAAGAATCTAACATTTGACCAACTCATTCTAGAATTTTATGACGGAGTTGATCCAAATAGTGGATGGATTCATTGTTCATATGTCCTTGACGGGAGCAATCGTAGTAAAACAATGACAGCATTGAGAATAAATGGAAAAACGTCATATAAGTCCGGCCTTCTTGCGTAGAAAAATAATAGAATTTGGACTTAAATCTTATCTCCAAGTTCTATTTGTTATTGGTGCGTCTTTGTCAAAACCAACATGGGTTGACAAACACGTAAAGTCGTGTTATAATAAACTAGATGAAATTAATAGTAAATACGATAAAACAAATCGCCACCTCTGAATCCCCAAAAAATAAATGTCCAAATTTTATACTGATGTAGTATGTCTCGGTGATTACATTTTTGAACGAGGAATCGAAAATGGAATTCCATTTGAGGAACGACATGCTTACAAACCAACTTTATATATTCCTACTACTAGTAATACAGATTGGCGTACTCTTGATGATAAGTTAGTTGGCCCTATTCAGTGGGGATCTATCAAAGAAACTCGTGCTTCAATAAAAAAGTATGCGGGTGTAGAAAATATGAAAATCTACGGTAATACAAATTTCAAGAATACTTTTATTGCTGATACTTATCCTGAAGCTATTGATTATAAATTAGAACACCTCAAGATAATGTTTATCGATATTGAGGTTGGTTCAGAACATGGTTTTCCCAATCCAGAAAATGCTCATGAAGAAGTTACCGCAATTACAATCAAAATAAATGATGACATTCAGGTATGGGGTTGTTCTGATTTTAATAATACTCAAGAAAATATTACATATAATAAATGTGGAGATGAACGTCAATTACTAGAACAGTTTGTGATGCATTGGCAACAAAATTGTCCTCATGTAATTACGGGTTGGAATACTAAAACATTTGATACTCCATATTTGGTTAATAGAATCCGTGGAGAATTGGGGCCAGCTTGGGTTAAGAAACTATCGCCGTGGGGATTTGTAAAAGAACAAAAGATTTTTGGTATGGGTGGAAAAGAAGTTCAGACTTATGAAATATATGGTGTGTCTGAGATTGACTACATGGATGCATATAAGAAATTTACTTATACCAATCAAGAATCCTATAGATTAGATCATATCGCACATGTTGAATTGGGTGAACGTAAACTAGATTATTCTGAAGTAAATACTTTACACGAATTGTACAGAACGGATTATCAAAAGTTTATTGAATATAATATTCAAGATGTGTTATTAGTAGATCGTCTTGAAAAGAAGATGAAACTTTTAGAATTGATTATTTCTCTAGCATATTTGGCAAAGTGTCCATTCACAGATGTTTTTGCTCAAACTAGATTATGGGATTCTATCATTTATAATCATCTCTTGAAAGAAAAAGTAGTTATTCCCCAAAAGAAAAATGAAAAAAAGGGGGATATGTATGAAGGTGCTTATGTGAAAGCACCACAAAAAGGTAGACATAATTGGATAGTTAGTTTTGACTTGAATAGTCTATATCCACATTTGATCATGCAATACAATATTTCCCCAGAGACTATTCTTGGTACATGGCAAGATGATATTGGTGTAGATGGGTTATTGAATAGGGAATTTGATACAAGTACTTGGAAAGAAAAGAATGTAACAGTTACACCGAATGGGTCGGTTTATCGTAAAGATAAACAAGGGTTTCTTCCTAAATTAATGGAAAGTATGTATAATGATAGAGTTACATACAAGCAGTTGATGTTAGAAGAACAGAAAAAGGGAAGAAACGCTGACCCCAATAAATTATCACAGTATTACAATTATCAACAAAACCTAAAGATCGCACTCAACTCCGCTTACGGTGCAATGGGTAATCAATGGTTTCGGTATTATGATGAACGAAATGCTGAAGCCGTTTCTGTTGCTGGTCAATTGTCTGTGCAATGGGCAGAAAATGCGGTGAATGGCTACTTAAACACTACATTGGGTACGGCGAATAAGGATTATATTGTTGCTATGGATACTGATTCTTTATATGTGTGTCTTGGCGATCTTGTTTCTAAAGTTGGTATTACTGATGATGAAAAAATTGTTGATTTCTTAGACAAAGCATGTGGAAGAATTGAAGGGGTTATTGAAGAATCTTATAAAGAATTGGCTGAGTATGTAAATGCCTATCAACAAAAGATGGTCATGAAACGTGAGGTCATTGCTGATACAGGTATTTGGACAGCAAAGAAACATTATATTCTGAACGTTCATGATTCTGAGGGGGTTCGATATGAAGAACCTAAATTAAAGATTGTAGGTATTGAAGCTATTAAGAGTTCTACTCCACAAGCTTGTAGAGAGTCATTGAAAGCTATTTTCAATATTATTATTTCAGGTACAGAAGATGAGGTGATTAGTTATATTGAAAAGTTTAAAGAAGAGTTTTTTAGTTTAGATATGGAAAAGATTGCGTTTCCAAGATCGGTTAATGGACTAAAAAAATATAAAGATCCCGCCAGCATTTACACAAAGGGTACTCCAATTCATGTAAAGGGTTCGTTGATTTATAATCACATGCTTAGATCAAAGAAACTTACAAAAAAATATCCTATAATTCAAGAAGGGGAAAAGGTAAAGTTTGTTTATCTTAAAGACCCAAATCCGGCGGGGGATAAGGTAATTTCCATATTAAATAATTTACCTAAAGAATTTGAATTGGAAAAATATATAGATTATGATACACAATTCAACAAAGCTTTTGTTGAACCATTGAAAGGTGTATTAGATGTAATAGGGTGGGACACTGAACACCGTTCAAGTCTTGATAATTTTTTTGTATAGGAGAATAAATGAGTGATTTTTTAGATAATTTATTAAAGGTGACAGGTAATGAATTTGGATCAAAAGTGTCAGATGGTGTTGAAGCCGGAGATGTTTCCGGTTTTGTAGACACCGGAAGTTATATTTTAAACGCATTAGTTTCAGGAGATATTTATGGAGGAATCCCTTCTAACAAAATTACAGCTTTGGCGGGTGAGACAGCAACAGGAAAAACCTTTTTTGCATTGGGTATTGTCAAGCAGTTTCTTGCAGACAATCCTAGCGGCGGTGTTCTGTATTTTGAGTCTGAGTCTGCACTCACCAAATCCATGATCGAAGAACGTGGAATTGATTCTAGTAGAATGATAATTCTTCCTGTAACAACCATTCAGGAATTTGCTCATCAAGCAGTTAAAGTGGTGGATAATCATACTCAAGATAGGCCAATAATGATGTGTTTAGATTCACTCGGAATGTTATCTACTACTAAAGAAGTAACCGATATTTCCGATGGGAAAGAAACCAAAGATATGACGCGAGCACAATTAGTCAAAGGTGCTTTCAGAGTATTAACATTGAAACTTGGTAAGGCAGGTATTCCATTATTAGTTACTAATCACACATACAAACAAATGGGTACAATGTTTCCAACTGATGTAATGGGTGGAGGAAGTGGTTTACAGTATGCCGCTTCAACTATTATATTCCTTTCCAAGAGAAAAGAAAAAGAAGGAACCGATGTCGTAGGAAATGTAATTCATTGTAAAAATTTCAAATCTAGATTGACTAAGGAGAACAAAAAAGTTGATGTTCTCTTACGGTATGATAAAGGTTTGAATAGGTATTACGGACTCATTGAATTGGCAGAAGACGCGGGAATCTTTACCAAAGTATCTACAAGATATGAGATGCCGGATGGTTCTAAAGTCTTTGGAAAGGCAATTATAAATGATCCCGAAAAGTATTTTACACCAGAAATTCTTGACAAATTAAATGCTCATGCTAAGACGGTGTTTTTGTATGGTGGATTTGATGAGGTGAAAGAAGAAGTGAAAGAAGAAGTGAAAGAAGAGGTGGAAAATGTCGAATAATTTATATAAAGTATGTTCAAATCCAAATGATTCAATAGATAAATCATTATGTATATTAGTACAAGATGATTCTCCATTTGATGGTGCGGTGATTAGATATACAACATTTAAAATAACAGAACAGGAATTGACAGGTGATGATATAGCTTGTCAATATAAATATGAAATTGAAATTCCACCACATGACGTAGGTATGGAAATTTCTGAAGAAGCGGGCACCGAGTTTGAAAAAAACTTGGGTGAGTGGTTAATTGAAATCATACAACAACAAATGGATGAATATGCAGCAAAGGATAGAAACCTTAATACTTAAAAATTTAATATACAATGATGAATATTCTAGGAAGGTTTTACCTTTTCTTGCCACAGAATATTTTGTAGAACATACAGATAAATTGTTATATGAGCAAATAAATTCCTTTATTAATAAATACAATAACTTGCCTACTAAAGAAGCATTAGTTATTGAGTTGGATGGTACTCCACTAAAAGACGAAGAATTTCAAAATGTAACAGAGCTTATAACTCATTTAGATGAGGAAAGAACCGATGAGCAAACAGATCTTCAGTGGTTATTGGAAACAACAGAAAAATTCTGTCAAGACAAAGCAATCTACAATGCCGTTGTTGCGTCAATTAGTATATTGGATGAACCCGAAAAATCTCAGTCGGATAAAGGTGCGATTCCTGATTTACTTACCTCTGCACTTTCTGTTAGTTTTGACCCTCATGTGGGCCACGATTATCTTATGGACTCTGATGATCGCTATTCATTTTACCATAATGTCGAAAAGAAAATTCCATTTGATCTGGAATATTTCAACAAAATCACACAAGGAGGATTATCCACTAAAACCTTAAATGTCGCTTTAGCAGGGACAGGTGTTGGTAAGTCCTTGTTTATGTGTCACATGGCTAGTAATGCATTATCTCAAGGTTATAATGCATTATACATAACATTAGAGATGGCAGAAGAACGAATAGCAGAACGAATTGATGCAAATTTATTGAATATTAACTTAGATGATCTAAAACTTCTTCCTAAATCAATGTATGATAAGAAAATAAATGATATTAAGAATAAAGTTAAAGGAAGATTAATTATTAAAGAATATCCTACCGCATCTGCAAGTACAAATCATTTTAGGTCATTATTTAATGAATTAAATCTTAAAAGAAATTTTAAACCAGATATTGTTTTTGTGGATTATATTAACATATGTTCTTCATCCCGAATTAAGCAAGGAGTGTATGTGAATTCATACAGTTATATAAAATCTGTTGCGGAAGAACTTAGAGGATTGGCAGTTGAGTTTAATGTTCCTGTTATGTCAGCAACACAAACAAATCGTCAAGGATTTCAAAATGCAGATGTGGGACTAGAAGATACTAGTGAAAGTTTTGGCCTTCCTGCAACAGCAGATTTTATGTTTGCTCTTATTAGTAATGAAAATTTAGAAGAATCTGGTCAAATGTTAATAAAACAATTGAAGAATAGATATAGCGATCCTACTTCTAATAAAAAGTTTTTAGTTGGGGTAGATAGACCAAAGATGAGACTTATTGATTTAGGAGATAAATCTCAAGCTGATTTAGTTGATACAGGTAAAGATTTGGTTGATGACAGCATCCCTGTTTTTGACCGCAGTAGTGGAAATGTAAAAAAGACGAAAAAAGATTTCGGGGAGTTTAAATTTGAGTGATGACAAAGTTATAAGCCTGGAAAACTATAAGAAAGAAAAAAACAAAATAGTACCTTCACTCAAGGCTTTTCTACTTGATGGGTATTACATCCTTCCTGAAATGGGAATAATGATTCATATCTTATCTATTACAGATAAAAGTGTACATTATACCTCAGAAATGATCTACGTGATGGAAGATCAGTACGGTAATTTCTTTGCTGATACAGTCGAAGAAGAAACTTGTGAGGGGTGGGAGGAACTTGACGAAGAAGTATTTACGACTGCTGTAGAAAAAAATATACCAACATCACCTTGGGATCGATAGTGGAACGAGTTATAAATATTTAAAAGGAAAATATGTGGACAATTAAATTTTGTGGTCGAAAATATCGTCCACAAGCAGAAAGTCTTACTGTTGATATGAATAATGCTGGACTTCACACTACCTACGTAGAAGGTGACAAGGGTCAGTTTGAATTGTTTAAAGATAATGCCTCGTATATGAAAGAAGAAGGGCGTGATGGGATACCCAAATTCTTTACTCTTGAAGACGTAGAGCGAAGACTCGGTGGGCTAGGAGAATATTAATTTATGGGTATAGATTTTATTGCTCTATTCATTTGGAATTATGGGCTCATGACCGCTATAATTTATGCTTGGATACAGTCATTATGAAAGAAAAAGATAACAATATTCAAATATTCATCAATAAGAAAGAAATGTTGTATTCTCGCCAAAATATGATAACGGCAATTAATACATTTCTTTTATATTTTACTAATTCAGATTTGGATGAATTGAACGATAGGTGTAAGTCTCTGAAAGAGCATAGACACCAACAAGAACAACAAGCTAATCTAGAAGAAAATAGAACTCCTATTCTATCAAATCGATGGGATACATAATCGAAAGCGATCCAAGTGTGGGTATCAATAATTCTTTTTACATTTTCGTTGAATGCACAAATAGACCAACATTTCAAGAGTAAAGAATTGTGCTGGGAGTTTTACGAAAAACATCCTCTGCTCTACAGACAAATAGATGAAGCATTTCCCAAAGATTATTATGTAAGGTTATACAATAGTGATGAACACGGTCTTGTATGGATAACTTGTGAAAAGTTGTCAGACCTGAGGGGGAATGATAATTCTAAATTCCCATTAAATGTACCACTACCAACACCGAAATAGGAAAAACATGATACCAAAACATCAAGGCGTAGATAATACATTAGTGATTTCTGTTCTAGCATCAATTGCAGGAGCATTACTCGCATGGAACTGTATAATAGTATATGATATACAAAAAGACGTAAAAGAAATAAAAACTACAGTGAACGATATGCGCCAAAGTTACTTAGATTACAAGAAAGATTTAAAATGAGTATAGAATATTACGAGGCTCAGTATTCACGTAGCAAAAAAGCGATGCAAAATAAAAATAAATTGCTGTGGCAAGAATGGCGTGAAGATTTCGATAAACGACAAAAATTAAAAGAAGAACAATGGCCGGTTGCATGGGACTTCAAAGTATGTTAAGTCATGAAAGAGAAAACTATAGCTGGGGTGTTGTACAAGATTTAATAGAGAGAGAAGTTAACTTAGCATTTAAATTAAGAGAACCACCTAAAATGCCATCTAAAAAAGAGATAAAACAAACTATAAAAAAGACTATAAAACAACAGCGAAAAGATTTACTCAAAAAAAGGGCTGGAGCCCCACTAAGTCAAGAAGAATGGATTCGATTGACCGATTAAACTAATTAGTAGACTACAGGGAGGTATTATCAGCTATATTCACATAAAGAAATGGACTGTTGCTACGGTTCAAGTAATATATTATATACCAGATTATTTACATATTGTAAATGAATTCATGTGGCAGACTGAGGATCAATTACCAGAATATCCACGTATTACCAAATTCCTAGACTATTGGGATAAGAACATAGATGGTCCAATAAAAGAAGTATTCATCTATGATCAAGAGCAATCTAAGATCAGGCGTGTAGATAGAACATATAAGATAAACTAATATGAAGAATTGGGTGATCATCATCATTGTGTTAGTAGCATTAAGTCTTAACGGATGTGCAAAAGACGCAACAGCTGAAGACTCACCAATTACCACGCCTGCTAAAACATCCACCGAAACAAGAACTAATTTATCTACTGAGGTGATATGGATCGCTATAGTCACTATTTGGAACCCCGTCAATAGAACAATAGACAAGGAATTTACATCTGAAGTAAACTGTTGGAACTACTATGAAAATGGAGTGGGAGAGAGTAAATTCAGCACACAACATTTAGACCATCAAGGTAATAAGCCTGACAAAAACTACATGAACAAGAATCGCCCTCCACACCGAGAATACCCAACTAGAATGTATCACGGTATCACCGATGAGCAAGGGCAAGTCTGGCTAACATGCGACATAAAAGGAACATATAAAGGATTATAAATGAAAAATGGAGCTGACCAATAGTATAAATATATCAGTAAAATATATTTCAACATAAGGGAATGAATGAAGACATTTATCAATTTTTCTGAAAATAAATCTTTTCTGGATGATCTACTAGAATATAGCATATATGATTCAAAATATGGTGTAGGTGAAAAAGTAGTCGTTAAAATAGATAAAATTAATACCGTATCTGAATTTTTAGGTGTTAAAATAGATGCATCCACCATTTTAACAAAAGTGAGCCCTAGTTCTACTGCCAAAGAAGTACAAGTAGGATCGGGTGGGGATCAAGAAGTATATTTAGAAGTTGGTGGTAAAACATTTGTTTTAAAAGGATCAGCTGCTACAATCAAAAACTATTTTAATGGTTACAAAGACGGTACGGGAATCACATGGAAAGCAGATTCAATAGAAACTGCTCAATGTTTGGGACTTTATTATGATGCAAATGCTGCATTAGCAAAAATAGGTAAAGCAGGTGGTACACCATCTAGTAGTGTTACATCTTCAATTAAGTCAGAAATAAAGTCAGCCCTCGGAGGTGGTCAAGATTGGGATAGTGGTGGAGTAGCAAAAATTACATCCAAACTTGATGATATTAGTTTAGGTGATATGAATTTACTTTTGGGATTAGCCGCAGGAATGCAACTATTCTGGGAAAAGGTAGGCAAATCTTCACTTGGAACGGCTTATATAACTCATGGTAAAATTAAAAGTTATTATTCTGCAGAAGAAAATAATCCAACTATTGAAGTTAGAGGATCAAAGGCTAATGCAGCAGATGTTATTATATCTAATGTACCTTCTGATAAACTACTTTTAGCAATGAAAAAGGGAAAAGTTGAATATGATAACAAATCAACTTGTACTATCGTAGATACAAACATTAAATTTCTCCAAATTTCATTGAAGAAAGCAAAAGGTGCGGCACAGCTTGGTAAGATTACTGCAATGTTACAAAAAAAGTATAATCTACCCAAATATGAAGTAATGTTGAAGACCTTATTAGATGAAGGATATCTAGATGAAGGATTCGGAGATTTTTTTTCTGGTGTTTGGAAAAAAATAAAAGGGTTTGTAGGTAAACTTAAAAGTTGGGTAAAGGGATTAACTAAAAAGTTTTCACAGACGTTTGATAAAAAAGTTAAAGGTGATTTAAATGATCTACAAAGACAATTTGATAAAATGTCAGGACCGAAGATTAATCTAAAGGAAGCCTTTAAATTCGATGAACAAGGATTTATTTGTGAAGGATTAAATTCAGAACTGAAAAAATTAGATGTCCCAAAATTAAATATAGTCAGAAAAGGAATCGAAAAACGGTTAAGTGATTTTTCATCAGCCGCTAGTTCACCAACATTTTCTTACAAAAAAACAGGGAGATTACATAGTAAGAATATGAAGGATGTAGGGGATATATATAAACTGTTTTCAAATTATACCGGTGTTTATGTTTTCAATGAGGTTATTTCTGCTAATTTAGGAGATATGAACAAATTAAAAAAAGAAATGATTGCAATGCAAAAAGAGATGTTATTTGGTAAGACCACTCTTCCAGTATGGAAAGTATACGGAATTGGTGGAGGGGGTGATCCTTGGGAAAATCTACAAGGAGCAAAAGAATTTGAAGAAGGGAAAGAATCGTCTTTTGCAGGTTTAGTTGGTGCTGTGTGTGGATTCCATGCCAATAGTACTGATGGAGGAAATTATTATGCACTTGAAAGTTCTTTTTTATATAACGTAGATCCAGAAGGAGTACCAACATATACTTTAAATCGTATGGGAACTAATCAAGGAGGCTCAAATTTTTCTTTTGTTTTTGAGGGAGCAACTACTATTGATGCTAAAAGGTTTGTGGACAAATATGGAAAGGCAAGTAAATAGTGTTCGCATTCTCATCATTCTTAACTGAAGCAAAGAACCTTCACATGGAACACCTTGAAGATGAGGTGTTAAATGGTGGAGTAAAAGGTACAAGAGGAGCAATAAGTTTCCTTCAAGGTTTAAGAGATATGTTAGCTGGACACTCTAATGCTTCCGTCAATGTAACCGTAAAATGGGATGGAGCACCAGCAGTGTTCGCTGGTATTAATCCGGAAAATGATAAATTTTTCGTAGGAACAAAAGGGGTATTTGCTAAGTCAGGTGGCAAATTAAACTATACTGAGGCTGATATCAATAAAAATCACCCTGGATCAGGAGCATCAAGCCTCAATAATAAATTGACGGTGGCTCTCAGAGAATTACCAAAAGTGAACATAAAAGGAATTTTACAAGGTGACTTTATGTTCGTAAAAGAAATGATAAAAAAAGAAACGATTAGTGGGGAAGATTATATTACATTTCAACCAAATACAATTGTTTATGCTATACCCGCTAAATCTAAATTAGCACGCAAAGTCTTATCTTCTACTATGGGAATCGTGTGGCATACTACGTATAATGGTTCTTCAATGGAAAGTATGTCTGCTTCTTTTGGAGTTAGTTCAGGAGCATTTAAAAAAAGTAATACGATATGGCAAGCAGATGCATCTTTTAAAGATCATACTGGGAGTGCCACTATGACAGCGACAGAGACTGGAGAGGTTACTAAAATATTAAGTAGCGCAGGAACTCTATTCCGTCAGTTAAATTCTAGTGTGTTAGAGATGATTTCAAATGATCCACAAACAGCAAGGTTGATTCAGACTTATACTAATAAGTTGGTAAGAGAAGGACAACAAATTAAAAATGTGAAAAAACATACGGCTGGATTAATTGCATTTATATATGACAAACTAAAAGCTGATATTGATAAAGTAAAACAAGCTAAGACTAAGGCGAGTAAGAAACTTATACTAGATCGATATGTAGGGTTTCTTAGGAAAAATTCTTCTGAAATTGTCAAGATATTTGCAATGCAAAACTTACTTATTGAAGCAAAACTATTAATTATTCGTAAGTTAGAAAAGATTAGAGGAATAACGACTTTGATGAAAACTTCTACAGGATATAAAGTAACAGCCCCAGAAGGATTTGTTGCTATAGATAAACTTACAGGTGGAGCGGTTAAATTAGTTGATCGCCTTGAATTTTCAATGCAGAACTTTAACGCTGCCAAAAACTGGGATAAATAAATGAAAACTTTTATAGAACAAATTCAATGGGTAGATAGTCTTGTTGAAGAAGAAGAATTAGATGAGGCCGACAAGGAAGCTCTTAAACGTGCATTAGCAATATCAAAATGGAAGAAAGCTGGTGGAAAAGTAGATAAACAACCAGAGAATATGGAGAAGTGGTGGGGTCAATTGTCACCTTCAGATAGAAAACGAGCAGCAAACATTGCTCAATATAAAAAAGAAAAAAAGATGAAGAAAGAAGAAGTTGAAGTTGTCAACGAATTGACAGCGGCTGAGAAAAAACTTATCAATATGATGTATGACAAAAAAGGTAATCTCACACCTTTAGGTAAAAAAGTTATGGATCATGACAAGAAAAAAGAAAAAAAGATGAAGAAAGAAGAAGTACTAGAAGATGGTACAGACCGGATTGTGCAAAAATATAAAGAAGTTACGCCAGGCGAACTTGGTGAAGAAGTTGATGACTTGTTCACAAAAATGATTGAATCAACAGACGCTTATACTGAATCTATTAAAAAATATTCTGAACAGTTAGTAGATAAAGCAAAAAGTTTAATTGATGAAGCTAAAGGGACTGCATATCCAGCAACAGTAGAAACTCTCCGAAAAATAGTTAAAGATAAACAATATCAAACAGTTATGTTCAAATCAGGTCAAGCAAAGGTTGACCTTTTTACCGCCTCTGCAATGATTCAAGTATATGATGCTCTAAAACCGAAAACAAAAACAAAGTTTGAAACAATGATTAAAGATAAAGCAGGGTTTATGAAATCTCAAGCATTTGCAATGAAAATGATGGGTAAATGAAATACTATTAACAATTGATGAAAGGATAATATGTCTTGGTTAAAAAATATGATTAAGTCCATTTTTAATATGGATACAATTAACAGTATAGAAGTTAAGCCTGTAGTGGAAGCTCCTATTACTAAAAAAGTAAAGTCTTTACAGTCTATGAATAAAAAACAACTTGAAGAACATGGTAGAAGTCTTGGACTTGAATTAGATCGAAGAAAAAGTAAGGCAAAACTGATTGTGCAAATAGAAGCCGCTCAATGATAAACTCGTTTAAAACATATCTAACCGAAGCTAGAGGAACGAGTCTATCTGGTTTGTTATTTCTTCCAAGAATTGGTTACTATGATCAACTGATGATTCCTATATCTTCATCAATGTTCAAAAGGATATGGCCAGACACACTCAGAGCAACGGTATTTCATACAACGGATGGAAAGGGTATTAAATCAATATCAAGAATGGAAGGAAAGAAAAAACAAATATCTGCTTTTTTTGAAATGCAATCTCGTTATATGGATATCGGTGTTGCAACTCAGGGTGGTGTTCATTCAGTATTAGAGATGGATGCTGATGTTCTATTGTCTGCTTCGGGTGATGTGATGAGTCATTTAGACCAAAAAGGTAGAAGGTGGACATCTATAAGTGACCTTAAAGAAACTTCTAGGTTTGTGAAGTTTGGTGCAGTAGAGAAAGACCTTCAGAAAATGTTTGACCCTCTGGTTAAGAAATATCTCAAAAAGGGTGAGTTTCAAGAGAACGCAACAGTATGGGAACTTTGGAGAATGGCGGAGAGAAAAGTTGACAAAAAAACAATGAGTCTGATAATAAAAGATTACATAGATGGAATGGAAAAGGTTATCAAGAAAAACATTGATACATTCAGTAGTGCTATGTTGAGTTACGCAAAGAAACGAACAACTGATTTATCGTGGGATGAACAAATAGTCAATAACTTTAAGGTTAAGACAGCACACTTTTTTAAACTACGATTAAAAATTGCTCAGACTGAGAAAGAAGCCTCTTTGTATCCAGAACAACAAGAGTTGATAGAGTTTGCAAAATCTAAGGGATGGAAAACAAAAATGTGGGATGCTGCTATAGGGTTAGAGGCATATACACGACAAGTTGCTAAAAAGGAATTAGGAAAATGAAAACCTTTAATACGTATTTAACCGAACTTGCATGGCAACAAAGTACTTCTAAAATGGTATTTGGTTGGGATAGTTTTGATTATGTAATGTTGCCTTTATCTCCAAGTATACTTGGTAGAATAATGGAACAGACCAGAGATACAGTATTCCATACATTAGGGTATAGGGATATTAAAAATTTAAAAGCAATTCAAGGAAAGAAAAAATCAATTTCTGCATTTTTTAGAATGGAAGCAGATGCAATAGAAGATGGAGTACAATCAGGTGGTGCTATTGTTGCTGAACTAGAAGCAAATGTTCTCTTTTCTGGAGAAGAAGATGTAATGAGTAAACCCGATAAAACTGGTAGGAGATGGATTGATTTTGCTATTGCTACAGGAGAGAATAAAGGAACACAACCAATACATGGTCAAATAAAAAAGGATTTTGGAAAGATGTTGTCTGATCTTTTGAAAAAAGAAAAAGTTAAACATGCTTCATCGATAGAACGAATAATTCAAGCTTGGTATGATTATGGAAATAAAGCAGATGGTAAAACAAAAGCGAGATTAATTGCGGGATATTTTGATGGGTTGGAAGGAATAATGAAAAATAAAAAATATCATGCTGCAATAGCAAAAAATTTCTATGGTTATATACAAGATAAAGGTGGTTGGGCTGGAACTTGGGATGAACAAATAGTTAATAATATTTCAATTAAAAAATTCCATTTCTTAGAAGAAGCGTTAGAATGGGAAATTCCTGAAGAACCAAAAAAACTCGCTGGAAATATACCTTTTAAGATTTGGCCATCTGCAGAAGATTTAGAATCATATATTACAAAAAAAGCTGGAAAATGAAATCATTTAAACAACATTTAAACGAAGATGTGTCTAAGAGTGATTTGGATCAAGTAGAGAAATATGCAGATAAGTTATTTGCGGCCGTTGGAATTGATATAGAGTTTACCAGACATTTTCTTGATAGAGTCAACGATGAACGAAATAAGAAACCAATCAGTACTGCAGAACTTGTTAGATTGTTTCGTTTGACTTATAAGAAGTATGGTAAGAAGATATCAAAAATGAATCCAGATGCAGAGGCAGTAATTCACGATATGGAAACAGATGTAAATCTCCCATTTGTATTAAATATAGATAAGGGTGGAATGCTTGATCTTGTTGCAAAGACGGTAATGAGAAAAAAGAATTTTAAAACAAAAGATCAAAAACTGGAAGTTTAGATAAAATGAAAACAGCTGTATTTGCATTTGGGAGATTTAATCCCCCTACAATCGGACATGAAAAGTTAGTAAATGCTGTAATTGCAACCAATCAGCGAAACAGTGGTACTCTCTTCATTTATGGTAGTCATTCAGAAGATTCTAGGAAAAATCCATTATCCCATAAAGAAAAGTTTAAGTATCTACAAAAAATGTTCCCTTCTTTAAAGAAATCTTTACAAAGTAGGGCAAAAGAGAAGAATGTAATGGAAATTGCATCCAGTTTAAATGGAAAATTTGATAAATTAATAATGGTAGCAGGTAGTGATAGGGTTTCAGACTTTAGATCATTACTAAATAGTTACAATGGAGTAAAGTCCAAACATGGAATTTATGAATTTAAAGAAATAGAAGTAGTTAGTGCTGGAGAAAGAGATCCAGATGATGACGGTGCGGCTGGTATGTCGGCATCCAAGATGAGGAAATCAGCAACTCAAGGAGACTTTGAGACCTTTCAAAAGGGATCATCAAGTAACTTAACCACACAAGATATAAAAAATATGATGAATGGTGTACGAAAAGGGTTAAAATTAGATTCAATCCGTGAAGCAATGAAGCGACGAAGAGGATTACAAACACCACTTGAAGTCGAAAATAACGACTACAAAGAAGCAAAAGAATTATCATGGCAGGGTTATGATACTATAAATTTATCTACTTGTGATGAAGCATTCGAATTATATGATGAAATTGTTAATAGTATTGGTCAAAGTTCTTTTACTAGACCAGAATTGTCATATTTGAAAGAATCTTTAATATTGGTTGATAAGTGTCTCGGTATTGCATGTACCAAAGAAGAACTAATTGAACACAAAGATGTTCATAATTATATAGAATGTTCCAATAAAGCAATAAAACTATTAGAGGGAGTAGGAGATAGATTAGGTATCCCATTTGACTATTCGTTTTTGAACGATCTTCAAGTTGAGATATGTGATAATAAGATTTTACCCCCAAAAACTTTTACACAACTTTCAGGAGAAATACATGGCGTCCGATAGCCTATTGTCTGTAATTGCTGGTCTTGTTAAAAGCGAAGATCGAGAAGCAAAAAAATTAGACAAAAAACTAAAAGAAAAATTAAAGGCAAAGGCTGAGAAAGAAGCTAAAGATAAACCGGATGCTCCATTTGTAGATGATGAAGAAGATGAGGATGAAGCTCCTGTAGGTGATCAAGACAACCCAGAGACGGAACCTGAAGCCGAACCTGAGACAGAACCTGAACCTGAGACAGAACCTGAACCTGAGGAAGAACCTGATGACGGTGCAGGAGATACTAAACCATCTGGACCAGATCCTATATTAGTACAACAAGTTACTGATGCTGTTATGGGACACATAACAACAATGATGAAGGACGCGGAAGAGGAACAGAAAGAAATAAAAAATAAAGAAACTAAACTTGATGGAAAATCACCAAAAATTGATACTAAGCCAAAAATGGAACAGAGGCATATAAGAAAAAGTTTCCGTGAAGCAGTCGAGTCTTCAACTAAAAAAAAAGACTTAAATGAGGAAGAAGTTGGGGTTACTGAATCAACAAGTGATTGGATTGGTGGTCTAGCAGCAGTTGGTGGTGGATATTTATTGAAAAAAGCCTGGGATCAATGGGGTAAAGGATCTAAAGCTAAAAAGGCTAAAAAGGTTATAGATAAACAAAAGGATAAAGATGATGCTGAAGATGATATAAAGCAGGCGGGTGAGATAAAGGCTAAGAATAAACAACAAAAAGCCGATTCTAAAAATGTTGGTAAAGATGGTGGGATGGATCCTGATGAGTATTATAAAAAATATGACAAGGCACCAAAAGGATATAATTATCATGAACCATCAGGAAAAGTATTAACTGTACAAGACATAAAGAAAATGGATGATAAAAACTCAGCAACTAAGAAAAAATTAAAGAAAAGGGCGGGTGCTAGAAAATCTGGTAAAGCCAATATCAAAACACAAGATTTAGCTCATTTTATAAAACACTTAAAACCATTGCCAGAAGAACAACGTATAGTAATTCTCAATGATTTAATTTTAGAGGAAACCATGACAATTAACGAAAGTAATGAACTACAGGCCATCATGGCGTTAGATG